CGGCGTTTTTCCAGCGTGTAACAGCGCCAGAAGAGATGCCAAGCTCTTTTGCAAGCGGATTTGGCTTCGTACCTCGAAGAACGCACATCTGATAGAATCGCTCCCAAAATATCAAAAATAGGACCTCCTTTTTGTGCAAAAGCATGAATCTCACTAAAATGAGATTATCGCATTGCTATCTCACAAAAGTGAGATTATAATATATCTAACAAATGATTCAAACACCTGTTAGATAGAAAGGACAATACCATGACGAATGTTTACATTGACAGCCGCCGGGATGGGTACTCTCCCAGCCAGTGCCACGACACCATGACGGTGGGGGAGTTGATTGACATCCTGAGCCAGTACGACGAAGACCAGCCCGTCTACATTCGCAACGACAACGGCTACACCTACGGGAGCGTCCAGATGGACAGCGTTACCGAGGGAGAGGAGGACGAGGACGAATGAGACTTCTTGTTGAGTACACATCGCATGGCCGCGGTCCAGCGGCTCCGCAGACCTACAGCACCACGCTGGACATTGTGGACGATGTAGCGGAGCGGCTGTTAAAGGCCAAGACGCCGTACACGTTCCGGGAACGGAAGCGCTGCACACGGGAAGCTCTGATCCTTGCATTCCTGATTTACGACATCGAGAACCTGCAGGAACGGAGCTTCGGAGACAACGACCAGATTTTGAGCATCCGGCGGGATAGCCGGAACTGAGGGAGGGCCACACGATGAAGTTTGTAGCACCGATGGACACATGGGAGATAGTAGGCGGGAACCTGCCACCCATCCGGGTTCGCGCCCGGTCGTTCGATGAAGCCTTGAAGAAAGCAAGGCTTCGCAACCCCGGCTATTGCGCCGGCTGGGTCGTTGAGGAGGACTGAATGATGTTTGACAAAGAGCTTATGAAGCAGCTGGCCACCATTCCAACCCAAAATCGGGAGGAATGGTTTGCCGAGCGCGACAAGCTGGAAACGCTTGCCGTCGAAATGACCCGCATAAATGCGAAGGATATGGTGCAAAAGTACGGCATCGCACGGGTTCTGAGGGTGCTGGCGGCGACAATCAAACAAAATCCCAATGATTACGATGCGGATGTGGTGGAAATGGCCGGATGGATCCCGCCGGTTCGATCGGGCCGGAATGCAGAGATGTGGTTCAGCTCGACCATCCACAGAGCATACGTCCAAGACCTGTTTCGCCAGTATGCGAACCTGCGCAAGCTGTGAGAAAGGAGCCTAAACCATGAAGAATGTCATTTTTACCTACGACATCCGCGCGAAGGGCGAGGAAGGCGAAGCCAGCGTGACCATCCTGCTGGATGATGACCGAGCAGCGGTCGTTAAGGCTGCATACGATAACCGGCAGGGGAGCAGCGAGATTGAGGACATCCTCTTGCGGTGCAAGGTCGATGACCTGTGCGCCGCTTGCGAAGCACTCCGGGGGCGAAAGTACCTTCGCAACAGCATCAAGTGCGTGGAGATCGAGGAGGCTTGAGCCGTGAACATTGAAATTAAATATCAGGCCGAGGATGGCGAGATTCGGTATTACCACTTTGAGTCGTGGGAATTGGCTGAAGACGATGCCTTTCGGGAAGCGATGCAGGAGTTCCGCAGCACTCGCACAGGAAAGAACAAAATCCTCTCTATCCGGGATGCATCGATTGGTGCAGGCCGCAACTGGAAAGAATAACCCGCCTGATGATGGCCGCTGGTATCGGCCGAAACCATTTTCGTGGCATCACGAAAATGGTCGCGGGAACCAACACCGCAAACCAAGGAAAGGAAGATTCACATGAAGTATGAGATCTACCAGCTGAAAGAGGACACCATGGAGCAGGTAAAACTGCGGTTCATGGCATCCGATCAGGCCGCACAGCTGGGCGGCATCCACCGGGAGAACTACCGCCGGGTATACGGCGGTGAGATTCCGTCTGTCCCGGAAGTGGGCAGGATGCTTCTTCGCCTGTTCGCACTCTTCAACGGGTCGAATCGACCCGTTGATTTCTCTGGCCACAGCATGAGCGTGTCCGATATCGTGCGGCTCACCGAGGATGGTGCATCCAGCTGGTGGTACTGCGACCCCTACGGCTGGATGGAACTGAATGAGGAAGAATGGGGGCAGACCTGATGCGTCACTACACAAAAGCGGAGTGGCGCAAGATCCCGGAGGCCTACAAGGGCCGCTGGGAGCCGACGCCGCTCAACCTTGAGCGGGTGAAGAGCGGTGAGCTTCCGGCAGAGTACATCGGCAAACGGAAAACCATCGTCAATGACGAGCATCACGGCACGGTGCTTATCACCGAGGGCGCGCACTTCGTCATTGATGGCTGATTTCACCAAATCGAACAAACGTCCACAGAGAAGCGATTTGAGCCGCATATCCTGCCGGGCGGCAAATTCCATGCGGGAGAATAGAAAACGCAAAATAGAGCCATCGGAGCGGCTCTGAGCATTATTTCCGCTGGCTCAGAATGAACTGCAGGAAATCCGTAACCTTTTGGCGTTCTTCATCTGTTAACTCCATACGCTGCACAGCGGGGTCAACGGTGCGCCCCATAAGGAAGTCCATGGAGCAGTCCAAGTAGTCAGCGATGCGCGCCAGACTGTCGGCGGCAATCATGCGGCCGGTTCGCAAGTTGGAAAGAACGCCTTTGCTCATTCCGAGTTCGGCGTACATATCCTTCAGCTGGATATTGCGTGCCTTTGCCTGAATTTTGATGTTTTCCGCAAGGGCGATAGAATCATACAAATTTTCGGTTGTCATTTTGTGTATCCTCACAAAATCCATCAATTGATGCTTAAACAGCTTGAAACGTTGCAATTGATGGATTATAATACACTTGTACAGAACAAATGTTAAGTGAAAGGGTACAGCGCTTACCATTCAGCGCGTTCCCCCAGAACCTCTCAGCAAAGGGGTTCATTCGTACCACGCAATACGAACCATGAACGTTGACCTCCTAAAGACAAGCGCCGCTGCAAAGCATAGCGGACAACAGCCGCAAGTTGGATGCTGTGCAGTTATAGCGCCGCTCCCATGACAGCTTCGCTTAACGACAGGGGAACGCGTTGAATGGTGGGTACTGGCTCTTTCATTTTATCAGAAATCTAACAAGTGTTCAATACACTTGTTAGATAAATCTTTGTTAGGAAGGAGAAAAAGTATGAAAAAGACTACGATGCCGGATTGGTGCGTGGCTGTCAAGAAGGCCATGATCGACCATGACGATATGACCGTTACGGAACTGGCAAAGGAAACGGGCTTTTCTCGCTCGCATATCAGCCAAGTCGTCAATGGTGTGCTGGTGCCGTCCGAGAACGTCCAGGGCGCAATCGAAAAGTGCCTGAACATCAGCGGGGTGGCGTACCGGAGCTAACCT